CCTCCGCGAGGTAGAGCCACGCGAACTTCAGCCCGGACTCCTGAAACTGTAGGACGTGCTGGCACTCGTGGGTCAGGATCTCGATGAACAGCAGCGGGTCATCCCGGTGCGGCTTCGGCATATAGATGCGGGAGCCGACCGTCGTGGTGAAGCGGGACTTGAAATCATCCCCCTTAGCGACGCCCGTCGCCCCGAAGAACCGGGCGAGGTCGAACCCCGTCGCGATGGCATCCATCTCGGGGGCGCTCTCCTTCGCGACGACCGCGCAGTCGAACCGCTCCTCCATGTACGCGCCGAACACCTTGGCGACTGCCTTGAGGTCGGTCATCAGTCACTCCCCCGTGCAAGCGGCTTGAGGGACACACGCATGGACCCCGTCAGAGGTCATGCAGCACACACCCCCCACCTCGGTGCAGGAGACATCCCCGACCGGGGTCCACCGCTCCGTGCCTGAACAGACGTAGGGACGGTCGTTCATGCACGTCGTCGTGTTGGGACGGCAACCGTCTTGCGGAGGCAGACAACTCCCCGCCGCGAACAGAAACACGCTAACCGTGATCAGCTTCATCATGGGTCTCACTCCCGCACGTCGGGCACACGCCCGCCTCGGATAGAAGCGTCGATAGGTAACTCGTTGAGGAAGCCACCAACCCCTCAGCGTCTACGGATTCCCGTTGGAGGGACTGAACAGATTGCAAGTAAGTATCGTGTTTTCGGGAGAGATCGCTCGCTTCACGCCATTGAGCATGAGTGCTGCCATCCCAATCAGGAAGTTGAATCCGGCTGACTGAACCCACGGCGCGCTCTGCCACCTCATGGGACTCTTGTGCTTGCGACCACCGTTTCGATGCTGACTGAACCCACCCGAGAGCCGACTCTGCTTTGACGGCTTTCGCTAGCAAGGTGTCGTCTACTGAGCCGTGATCCCGCACGGGATGGAGCCGGTCTACGTCAGCTTGAGCGTGCTGTAGCCGGTCCCGTAGACGGCGAGACTCATCGAGACGGCGTTGGAGGTCAACAAGATCGACACGGAGAGCGTCCACCTCGGCTGCGAGCTTGAGAGCGTCATCGAGACCGTCGAACTTCCTAGCGGCCTGCTCGTGCTTTGCCACGTCGGACTGCCGGAGCTTGAGATCGCTCGCCGCCGTGCGCCTGTCTGATTGCGAGTTACGGAGCGCCTCGTTCAGGACGCCTACGCGGGTCACGTCCGAGATGGCCTCAGCGAGCACCGACCCCGGCTCATCGATCAGGAACACCTGACCGACGAACTGATGGGCGAACTGCGGCCAAAGCTCGCGACCCGCCGCCTCAACGGGCTGCACCCCCAGAGAGGTCATCTCTGGGGGTGCGCCTTGCCCGACCTTGTTGAGCGTCTGACCGTCGAGGACGTAGCGGTTGACCTTCTCGCCCTTCTCCCACACGAGTGAGCGCCCGTCCGCGAAGTCGAGCGAGACCTCGCACGACGCCTTGCCGTGACGGACGTACTTGGTCCCGCGAGCGTTCGTGAACGCCCCGTAGACGGCCCGGATCATCGCCGTCTTGCCGGAGTTGTTAGGTCCGGTGACGACGGTGAGCCCGTCCACGTCTAGCGAAGCGTCCTCGATGCTCTGGAAGTTCTTGACCCGGAGACGGAAGGGCACGGCAGACTTTACGCCCGCCTCACGAGAAGTCGGGTTCGTCCTCGGCGCTCGCTGCCTTCTGGGCGTCGGTCTTCGGAACGAAATCTGAGAACAGATCGTCCTCTACCGGCTCCGCGTCGTCGCCTAGATCCGTCGGGGCGGCGGCAGCGCCGAGCTTCGGAGCGACCTGAGCGAAGAGGGCGGGGAGGTTCCCCTTGTCCTCGCTGATCTGCTTGATGAGGGAGTCCATCCCTTGCGCGCGGATCGGCCCCTTGGGAGCCGTCGGCCAATCGTACCAAGCCCCGCCCTTGTTGACGATCTTGTAGGCGATGGCGAGGTCCACAACGCTACGGGTGTTGTCGATGCCGGTGCCCGACTTCAGGTAGAACTTCTGCTCGTGGTGAACGGAGTCGCTGACCTTGCACTTGTCGAGCTTGGCGAGAACGATGGTGCCCGTCACCATGTCCTCGGCCTTGCCGGTGATGGCGTTGAACTGCTTGGACTTCTCCTTCATGAAGACCCGCAGCATCATGCGGACCGCCGAGTAGAACTTCCACGCCTCGCCGCCCTGCGCCTCGCTGTCGGGGCCGTGGCCCGTGGTGGCGATTTTCTTGCGAAGCTGGCTGACACCGATGACCGCCGTGTTGGTCTTGGAGATCAGCGACTTGAACTTCGGGAGAAACTGCGACCACTTCTGAGCGACGAGGCCGATGCGGCTCTGCGCGCCCTCTTCCTTGATGTCGCGGTGGTAGAGATCCTCGGGGACCGCCGCGCCGACCGAGTCGATGACTATGAGGTCCACGCCCTCGCTCGCCATCTGAACCATGATCTTCATCCCCTCTTCCAGCGTCTCGGGCTGCATGAGGAGGAAGCGGGACTCGTCGCTGACGGGAACCCCTAGAGCGGCAGCGTAGCGGGGCTCGACCTCGTTCTCCCAGTCGATGTAGACACAGGTGCCTCCGGCGTTGCACACGGAGGCGGCGGTCGAGAGGGCGAGCGTCGTCTTGCCTGCGCCCGCGTTGCCGTAGAGATTGAGGATGCGACCACGGGGGATACCGGGGCACGGCGCGACACCGTACTGATTAGGGCGACCTCCGATGAGGAAGTCCACGATGATCGACCCCGTGGGGATGTGAGGCATCGACTGCCGGAGCGCGTTGTCCGTCAACGGGACAACGTGGTCCTCCTTGATGACATCCTTGAGAGCCGCGCGAGCCCGCTGGAGGGGGCTGAGATTCTTTGCCGGGGCGGCGGTCGTCGCCGTCGCTTCCTTCTTCTTCGATGCCATTGTGTAGTCGCCTCGTTGGGTGTGGGTCAGGAGCTTGTCTTCAAGACAGACTCGGAGCGGAGTTCGTCCCACGCAGCGCGAGCGTTGCGGAGCGCGTCCTCGGCGGTCTTACTCTTCCCGCCGACGCCGTTGATGAAGCAAAAGACGCCCTCGGGTTCGCCGTCCTCGCTCCGGTAGAACTTCACGCAGTCGTTCGTGTCGGGCGTGCGGGCGTACTTGAGGACAGTCTCGGTGAGGTTGGTCGCCGGGGGGTCGCCGGTCGGAACCGGAGTGCCGATAGCTTCTGCCAACGTCAACTCGTCGCGTCGAGCGAACAGCCAATCGCGGAACAGGATCCAATCGCGGGTATCGAAGTCCGCGCCGATCTTCCCGAACCGACCGTGGTACTCGTCGATTTCTCGACCTAGCTGATCGCAATCCTGCGCGCTGAGAACATCGCGGTGCCGCTTCATCAGGTCTTGGATGAGCCCCGGCATATACGTCTGCCGCCCAAGCGAGTACCGCATCGAGCAGAACAGCAGCGTCCGTAGGTCGCGCCCTTCGACGGCGTGTTCCTGATTAATCGGCAGAGTCGGGGGCTTGGGACCAGCGGAAGAAGCGGTCTTCTTCGCGGAAGAGGAGGCCCTTCTTGATTGTCTTTCCGGCATTCTTTCCTCTGATGAACGTGTGTACGTCTAGGAACTGCTTACGCTCGACGGGGCTGAGTTCTGACTCGGGTATTACCCCCTCCGCGAAAAGCCAGAACCGACCGGCGAGACGACCGATGAGGTAGGCGTCCGCTTCGTTGTGGTTCCAACGACCCCCGCCCCCGGTGTCTGCCTTCGCGGCATCGACCATGTCGCCCTTGAGCATCTTCCATCCGGTGGGGCGCTGGATGGATTCTCGGGCGTGGGCCTTCCCCTGACCGGGGGAGAAGAACACCACGTCCTTGCGCTCCAGCTTGAGCGCCTCGTTGGAGTACAAGAACAGCCCGTACATCCCTTCTGAGAACAGGTCATTGAAAATGGGGGACTCGATCCCGACCCGATCTGGCTGGGTGCGCTGAATCAGAGCGCGAAGAGACTCCCGCAAGAAGATGTACCGATCCACGAAGGTCACGTCAGCCTTCGTCGCGAACCGTCCTCGGTCTACGCAACGGGCAGGGCCGGTGGCGTCGGTGTCGTGTACCGCCCAACCGAAGTTGGTGAGGCTAGGATCGAGGCCAAGTACAATCACGGCGCTCCTAGTAGAACGCCGGTCGGCCCGCTAGGAACCGACCGGCGTCAGAATAGTTGGTGCGTGGAACCCTCGACCCGTACAACCGTTGAATCAGGGGTTCCTTTTCTCCTTGCGCCTCGCACCCTGCGCGACGGGGACCCGGAAGGGACGGGCCGGAGATAGCGGCGATGCTCGCTAGCAGGAGGGTACCGCGAGCTTCACCGGGGGTCGCAGGGCGATGCGAACTCCCCAATCCGGCGTTCGCCAACGCCGGTTAGTCTGGCGTCATCCGAGGATGTCGTCGAGCATATTGTCGAAGTCGGCGCTGTTCGACGGGGCGACACCGCCACCCGCGACCGGACCGCCACCGCCGCCCGCACGACCGAGACGCTCACGGATCTGGTCGATGGTGAGGTCCTGCGCCAACTCGGTGTTGATCGAACCCATGAGGTTCTTGACCGCCTCGATGATCGGACCCGCCTTGTCCTTCTCCGCGAGCTTGCGGAAGAGAGACTCGCGGCACGGCGAGAGGGTCATCTTCTGGTACTGCGTGTCAGTGCAGGCGATGGTGAGGTCGTGCTGCCCGAGGGGGAACTCGCGGTGGTTCTGCTCGATGTTCCGGTACTTGTCCGTGGAGAAGATCCACGGCATCACCGAGAACTCGCCGTTCTGGAACCGCGCCTTGTCGAGGTTGCCCGCCGTGTCCGTCGGCCACTTGCAGATCAGCGTGGCGACTTGCATCTTCGATGGGGAGCCCCCGGCGATCTTGACGTACTCGGGACCCTTGTCGATGAAGTAGCCGACGCCCTGAAGGTAGAGGCGCTTGCACCCGATGAACTTCGGGGTGGGGGCCTCCAGATTGGGCTTGCCGTCCTCGATTCCGGGCCACCACACGAAGGAGACGCGATACTTCTCGCCCTCCTTGGCCTTGAACCGCTTGGTCTTGCCGGAGAGGTTGTCGTCGCCGGAACCGAAACCGAACTCTGCGTATCCGCTCATGTTGCTTCTCTCTTCTCGTTGGGGTGTGTGTAGGGCGACGGGTCAGTTAGTTGAAGGACGCCCCACAATCAGTCTTACGCACTCAGGATCAGAAAAGATCGATCAGGCTGTCGATTTGGTCTGCCGTCTCAGATGGCGTGGGTAGCTCCCGCTTCTCCGGGAGCGACCCGACTACTTCGTCTACTACGGCGTCAGCAGCGGCGTCCGTTACGGACTCGTCGCCTTGGAGGTCGGGTACCTCTGCCGGGGGCGTTGAAGGGTGCTTGTCGATGTTGGAGAGCACCGAGTCGAGGAGCGCGTCTACCCCGTCAGCGGCGCGGTCCGGGATTGCCGCCATAGAGCTGGGAGCCCGGATGCCCCAGCGACCGCCGAGAGAGATTTCCTCTTGGCAGATTTTGAGTTGGTCTCGGAGGCGGGACGAGATGTCCTTGAGGTCTGCCCTCTTGGTACGGACGACCACAAGCACAGCCTCTAGGTCTTCGACGGCGAAGCCGAGCTTGTCGATCTCTTCCTTGGAGGAACGGAGCTTCGTTGAGGCAATCGCTTCGCGGTCAGCGACGTTACGTCCGGCCCGGACTTCAGGGTCGTTCGTGAGGAGCCCCTGCACCTCTAGCTTGAAGTCAGCCTGAGCGCGACGGTGTTCCCGCTTGTACCAATGGAGGTCCTGCGAGACATCGAGGAAGATCCGCTCGCACCTCGACAGCATCGCCCGACACTCAGCGATCTTCTGGTTGAGTCGCTTCGGGCCGAGCGCGAGCGGGTCTGCGTCGAGTTCGACTTGCATTGCGGACAGGTCCGCGTAGAGCGCGTCGAACCGAGCCGGAGATGTATTGGGAGCGTTGCTCATTCCTTGGCCGGGGCAGGAGGCTGGCTTCCGTTCCCGTTCGCGTGGTCAAGCACCGCGACGAGTGTCTGCGCGTAGTTCTGCTTGATGGCGCGGATGGCATTCTCACACGAGGACGGACTGATGTTACCCCCCGCCGCTGCGTTCCGGTGGGCCGCGATGTCAGCCTCACGAGCGAGAAGACACGAAGCGACGAGTGCCTCCTGCAACGTCATGGCGGTCATCGTCGTCGAGGTGTCAGTCTCGTCGCCCGTGGAGAGAAGATCGTGTCCCCCGTCCTCTTGGACGGTGTTCCACGCGGCAGAGAAGCCGACGTAGGTATCGCCGTACTTGCCCTTCACGCTACGGGTGGCGACCACCTTGGTGACACGGAGGTTCGCCTTGACTCGCTTGACCAGATCACGGATTTCGTCGTTGCTCATGTTGTCCAGCCTCTTTGGTGGGCGGTGGTACCTTCTATTACGCTTCCGGCGGTGAGTTTGAACGTATAAAACCATGCAATCGTGCGGACAGCAGAGTGTTCCTCGTGCTCTCCCGCTCATTGGCGACCGCCCGGACGACCGCCGAGCGGGTACCCACGAGAACGACCTTCTTACGGGCACGGGTAATCGCCGTGTAGAAGAGGTTACGCTGTAGTTGGTGCGCGAATGAGTTGACGACCGGCATCACAATGCAGTCGTACTCTAGGCCCTGACAGTTCCAGCCCGAGAACCCTGATTGACGAAACTGATGTCCGTCCGGGACCGTCACGCACATTGACTCGCACCGTGTCTCGTCCACGGAGAGCACCCGTGCGTGATGAAACGATGCGGCCCTAGAGATCAGACTCTCAATTAGGGGGGTGTGAGCCGAAGATGAGAGGCGGGAGAGGACCGCCAGCGTCATCCGTCTCCGAGCCACGAGATTGTTCGCAGCGGGCGAGCCGAGCACGTCCCTGTGCTCTCGTCGAAGCTCTCGGGCCTCCCCATCAGACAGGGGGATCCAATAACCCTCGCTGGGTCGAACAGGCAACCCAACCCGATCCTGCTTGAAGCGAGAGATGAATCCGACCGACCGTCGGAAGTGCTCGATGTACCCGCTGTAAATGTAGAGGGTCGTGAGTGTTGTCGTGCGCCCACGAACCGTCCGCGTGCGGGTCTTGAGGGAGGACACGACATTGGCACGAAGCAGCATAACTGCGACAACTCGGGCAAGCTCGACGGACTTGGTGCTCCATGAGACGGAGTCCGCCACTTTGGAGCCGCTCCGATCCTTTAGACTCACCGTCCCGTCCTCAAATAGACCCCTCAGAAACGCACGTTGCACCCGCTCTGGAGAGCGCAGAACACACTCGGGAACACCCTTCCGGGTTGGTGCCAAACCGCCGATTGACAGAAGCCACCTAGCCAAGAAAGTGGATGCCACCTCAACATGATGAGCACCTAGCTTGAAATACCTCTTCGGTGTGACATGAAACAGCTTCTCGCACAGAGAGGAGAAGTGATTTGCTACATCTTCATGTCGCTTCGCAAGACGAAAGCCACGGTCGAATACCGTTCCGTCCGCGACCATTAGACCGAGGAACTCAGCAACCTCTGTGGTAACGGACTTCGGACAATCGTGTACTACCTCCCGAACGTCACCGGAAGTGACTCCCGGAAGGGATGCAAGCACGCCCACGTCGCACCCAACTCCCAGAGAGAGACGCAGCACGTCGCCCTCCTGAACCTCACGCATCTCCTTGCGAACGTAAGCAGACCCGTCCCACACGTCGATTCCGTGATCAGTTGTAGTTGTAAGCGCGTACCCCCCCTCCACGGTCACCGTCAACGCGGCGCGTTCTTCGTTGCGAATGAGATTGCTGTACGAAGCAGACGAAGTCGGGGTAGCAATCTGACCCGTAGCTTGGATCGACTTGATGGGAAGCAACCCCTCTGAAGTCTCCACCATCGTATCCGGGTGAACGCACTTGTGGACCGTGACCGCGTAGGCGAGTCGTAGAACGGTCGGCACCTTGGCGAACGGGACCTTGACGTGGAGCACCGGGGGGCCGTGGATCTTGATCTCGACCTCTTTGTTCTTGCGGTCGATAGAAACTAGCTTGCCAACGTCGCCGTTGAACACCCCGAGCTTGTAGTCGTTCTTGACGACCATGATGCGGTCGTCCTCGCGAAGAACGTCCGAGCCGAGCTTCATCTCCCGCAGCGTGGGCTGCTTGGGATTGAGTAGCTCCCGGAGCCGGGAGTTGAGCGTAGTCACCCCCACGGACCCGGCGTGACGAGGCGAGAGCACCTGAAAGTTCCGGCGTTGCTCATATAGCTTTGAAGCGATATTGCACACGAGGTCGGCTACTTTGTCCTCGTCGCTGACCTCTAGCAAAGCGAAATCGCTCCCGACCGGAGCCTCCGGTACCTCACCCCGGTACACGTCGTGGGCGGCGTGAATGATCGGGCTGGTGTCGGCCTGACGGAAAATCTCCGTGAGCGCGACCGTTGGGAAGATACCCGACGCAATCAAGTCGCGCAGCACGTTGCCGGGACCGACCGACGGTAGCTGGGCAGCATCCCCGACGAATACGAGCCTCGCGTCCTTCCGGGTACATACGAGAATCCGGTAGAGGAGGTGCTGGTCGATCATCGAAGACTCGTCCACGACGACCACCTGAGCGGGGTGGGGGTTGCCGGGGCCGAATCCCCAATCCTCTCCCTGACCGTCTGAGGTAGCGGCGTTACCGTCTCCGTCACCGACGACGCCCGCGTAGGTAGACTCCCGAGACTCGTCTGAGCCGCCGGACGCCTTGAACGCCCGATGGATCGTCGAGGCGGGTGCGCCCGTGACGCTGGCGATGCGCTTGGCGGCGATACCCGTCGGGGCGAGCAGAAGGAACGGGATGCCCGCCTCTTGGAGGAGCAAGACCGCCATCCGAAGGCTCGTCGTCTTGCCGGTGCCGGGGAGCCCTGAGATGACCGACACGGGTTCCGTGAGCGCGTGGACGACGCCTTGTACTTGGAGACCGGAGAGAGAAACCCCTCCGACCGAGCCGAGCCGAGAGAGCGCCGCTTGTACCGCGTCCCGAAGCGTGAGAGCCCCCGTTGCGTCATCGACGGCGAGCGCCTTGACGCACGCGGCCTCTTGGTCCGAGGGAATCACCGCGTCCCGAGCGCGGTCCACGAGCATCTGGGCTGACTCTGCCTCCATGCGGTATGACCACGGGTCATAGATGGCCGTCGTTCCGGGTTGGGTCGTCCGGTCGAGAACGAGCAATCCCGCGTCAGCAGCGGCTTTGACGGTCTGGGCGATGTCAGCGTCAGCGAAGCCGGGGTCCATCCCCCGTACCGCCCCGAGTAGCTCGCCGCTACTCGCGAACAGGTGGCCGAATCCCTTGCCCGACCGAGCCGCGTAGAGCACCGCCCCGAAAAGCCGCTTCGGGTTCGCCGCTGAACAGTCGAGGTGAAGTCGGGTCGCTACTGAGTCAGCCTCGTGGAACGAGAACCCGTCGATTTGGACGAGGCTCCACGGGTCCGTCGAGAGTACCTCCTGAGCCTTGTCTCCGAAGTGCGACCAGACCTGACGGATGCGACCCTGCGGCAATCCGAGGTCGTTCAGGAAGTCGAGCGCGAGGAAATGCGAGCGGGCTGATTGCCACCGCGAGTGGACGTGGAGCGCCGTGAACTTGGTGAGGCCGGGAGCCTCACGGATTTTCTCAGGGTCGAGGAGCGCCTTGTTTAGGTCATTGCCGAAGTGCGCCTTCAAGCTGGCGGCGACCGTCGGACCAATACCGTGAGAGACGAGCACCTTCTCGCAGGTATCCGCGTCCCAATCGCTCTTGATGATGGGGGCGCGGGTAACGCGAATCTGCCGCCCGTATTGAGGGTGGTCGTCCCACACACCCTCCCACCCGAACCAAGTACCGACGCCGACCTTCAAGCCGGGGATGTCGCCCCGGATAGTGATCTGCCCTGACAGCGTCGCGGCTTCAGGATTCTCAGCTACCGACTCAGAGTCGAGCACCATGCGAAGGACGTAGAACGCCTTGGCGGCGTTCTCAAAGACGACGCTGTGGACCCGACCGCTGAAATAAGAGGACTTCATCCCATCCTGATCTTGCTGAGCACATCTCTGAGACGGGCGATTTCCTGTGAGAAACTTACCCCTTCCGATGACAAAGGTGAGGCGGGTTCCCACTTGGTGGGGCAAACAGCCACGATGCACCGATGCCCCGGCATGAACGCAAATGGGAACCGTCGGTCCCCTATTCGCCAACCATCGTCGTCCTTCGATGCGATTCCGGTGGCGTCGAATGCGAGCATCCGGTGTGGGTTTGCCCCGTGACCGAACGGGCACCCATGCCGCCAATGGCACGCCCCGTACCCCGGCTCTGAGCTTGGCCGATGCGGGAGCGGATGATGGAACACGAGCGCCCGCACGTCCTTCCCGAGGAAGGGCGAGAGGTCGAACACCCCAGATTCATCGTCCCCCACAAAGCGGAGGGTCGGCCCGTCCTCATAGAACAAGCCGACCCCCACGAAGATCGTCAGGTCACTCACACCTGACTTTACACCTCACACACCCCGCCGACGCACGCAGCCTCTTGCGAACCGTGACCCTCGTCCATCTGCTCGTAGAACGATAGGTCCCCGAAGTTGATCCGGGGCATCTCGCTCTCGGACTTGAGGTACTCCTCTTCCGTGATCTCGATGTACGGGGCGAGACGGTACACGCCGCCGTCATACGGCAGGAAGCTCAGGCCGGTTACCTCATCGAAGTTCTCGTAGAGCCAATCCCCGACCGCCTTCCACTCGTCGTCGCGGACGTAGATCGTGGCGGATTGGTTGTGGCCCTTCTCGTTGCACCACGTCCGCATGATCTTGAGGTAGCGATTGAGTTGGTCGAGCGCCTTCTCATCGTTCCGGGTCATCGCCGTCTCCGGCGCTTTCACCGGGAACCGGGCGACCCACACGTCCACCTTGTCGTCATCGAGGTTCTCCTGCCCGTTCTCCTTGAAGACGGGCACCCCAGCGTCCCTGATGAGGCGGAAGAGCGGATCCTTCGACGAGATGCGAACGTGCCGGTGGTAGAACTTCGCGTACCGGGGGTGAAAGCCGCTGGCGCAATCCACGAACTGCGACGAGTTGCCCGAGGGCTTGCCACAGGTGATCGCCGCAGCGCGGTTGATGCCGATGGCGTCCGCCGCAATGATCGCGGTGCTACGGGCGATGGCGTTCAGGTACTCCATCGCCTCGTCATCCGTCGAGAGCGCGGGGTTGTCACATTGGCCGGTGATGTCCACGCCGAGGAGCCGGTCCTCGTTGCATAGCTCTGACCACGCCGGACGGAGATACGGGAAGTGCGTGTAGCTGGATTGGACCGCGCCGATCCATGTCGCCACCCGGATCTTCGTCGCCATCGTCTCAACGGTGTCGTGCGCCCTCATGACCGCCGCCGTGAGATTGCAAAACTGCCCGCCGCCGCCCTCGCCGGTCCACGGGTCAAGCGCCCGCTTGAACCGGAGCAAAATTTCGCCGCAGGGATTACTACGGAACTCGCCACCGCGCTTCGTGACCTTGTCGGCAGAGACGATGTAGAAGCCGCGCTCGCCCGAACCCGACTCCGCGAGTGCCTTCCATTCCACGTCGAACGTGGAGCGGTCCGGGCGCTCCGTCCAAACGGCGGAGTTGTTCGCCATGTAGCGGATCGACGGGAACGAGCCCCGCTTCCAATCCTTCGCGTGGCGCATCTCCTCGTCGCCCGGATCGCTGAAGGAGATCAGCGAGGCGCGGCGGAACCCGCCGACCATCACGATCTCAGCGATCATGCACATCATGTCGTGCGCCTCGACGGGCTTGAGGCGGCGACCGGCAGCGCCCGAGATCGTCTCCGAAGCGAAGTCGAGAACCCGCTTGAGCGGCTCGGGACCGGAGGCACGACCGCCCTTGGTCTTGAGGCGAGCGCCCTTCTCGCGGATCTTGGAGTAGTCGAACGCGACCTTGTTGCCACGGTGAAGCTCGGTCACCGCGAAGAACACCGCGTCGGCCCACCCCTCCGTCGAGTCGTCAATCGCGTAGCCGATCTCCTTGCCGGTCGGCTCAGCGACGACCGGGAGATTGTCAACGAACGTGCGCTCAACTGAGAAGCCTACACCCGTGCCCTGCATGAGGATGTAGAGCGCCTCGCTGAACGCCTTGAGGTTGTCTACGGGGAGGAACGAGCAGTTGTACCCACAGGTGTTGTCGCGGGCCATCGCGTCGCCCGCACACCACAAGGCGCGCATCGACGGCAGCACGTCGAAGTTGAGGATGAGCTTGCGGGCCTTCTCCGGCAGATCCGCAGGGACGTTCTTTCCCGTGAAGATGAAATCGACGTAGCGGTCTACCGTCTCGGGCCACGATTCGCGGCGCTTTTCGGACTCCAGCCACCTCGCGTAGGTGCGCGTGTAAACGAACTCACTCAGCAGATTCGGGAAAGAGAACGCCCTGTCGAGCATGAGGTACCCTCGCTCTAGGTAAATAGCGACGAATCTTCGGGGTCGTGAGGAGTCCCGTCAGGAATGAGAGCCCCGTCGCTACGGACTCCCTGCCCTTGTCCGGGGCCACTTGCTTGCGACTTACTAGCGGGTCTATCACCTAAGCAACGCGACCCCTAGCGGACCCCTTTACCCAATCACGCAATCGCTAGTATCAACCGGGAAAAGTGCGGACCAATCCCGCCTCCAGCACAGCCCACGGAGACACGCTACCCCGGAATGTCGCCTCTTGAGCAGAGGCCACGACACGGATGATTTGAGCGCACCCAGACACCTTCCACCGAAGAGCAGCGGGAAGAACCTTGTGTTCCCAGAACCACGGGTTCGCACTGACGCTTCCGGCAGCAGCTTGGGGAGACAAGCCGGACGCATGGAGATGAGCAGCTTGGAGCCACCGGAGTACCGTGGGTGAAATCACACGCCCACAAAGCTCGACGGTGGGGTCCCCGCCCTTCGCTTTCCTGAACCTGTCCATCTCGCTCAGGAACATCTTGCGGTTTTGAGCGGCGAGCGCGTCAGCAATCGCAGAGCCGTCTGACTCAAGCAACGGGGCGACGGTCACCCGGAAGTGATCTGCCGTGAGCTTGTCAGACCCCGTGGCGTAGAGCACGGCTTTCTGGATCTCAAAGGCGAGCACCCCGAGGTCGGTGCCGACCTTCCGCACGAGGGCCGTCGCCAATGACGGGGCCAACTCCCGCTTGTGGGATTTTGCCTCCTCGACGCAGAACGCCGAGGCGTGTTCCTCCATCTTGTAGAACGCCGGGAGGCTGAACGTCTTGACGAGTGCCTTGGGCACAGCATCCAGCGGGGGCACGAGCTTGTCGGCGTCGGTGACGAGCAACAACACCACGCTCGGGTCCGGGTCGTCCAACTGCGACCGGAGCAATGGCGCGGCGAGCTTCTCGGCCCGCGACACCACGAGGAGTGTGTTCGCCCCGAACAGGCTCGTAGACGCGAGGCTCTCCTCTACGTCGCCGGAGACCCCCGCGTCCACGGGGAGGACGTTCCAGCCCTCGCGGGCGCGGTTTGACGTGATCTTGCGGACAAGTCTCCGCCGTTGGAACTCGTCGGTCCCGGCGACCACGAGGACGGGCGGGTTCTGGTTCTTCACGCGACCCTCACGAGGAACGGGGCGAGAACCCTCGCCGGGGTGAGGGGGGCGTCCTTGAGGGCGCGGAGCCGCCGGAGTCCCGCCCACAAGTCGAGTAGGTCGTCCTGCATCTGAGACTCTTCAAGCCGGGACGCGAGCACCCCCACGACGGCCTCAACGAGAAGATCCGTCTCGCCCTTCGCTTCGCGGAACTCCTCAATCAACACAGTCCAGTTGCCCTGAATGTAGGCGGAGACGAGCTTGGTCGCCCTGTCCGTGTAGAAGTCGAGCCGGGGGTCCGCACCGGGAGCGAACTTCAAGACGCACCTCGACCGGATCGTCGGGAGCACCTCTCCGAGATCCCTCGCCCACAGGTAGAGCCGGGGTCCGTGGACGAATGGCTCCTCGACCGTCTTGAGGAGGACATCCCCGGTCGCGAGGGCCACCTCATCTACGGGGCCGACGACCACGGAGAAGGGCTTGTCCCCGACCGTGGGGGTCGAGAGAAGCTCGACAAGCTCTCGGGCCTCCCCCTTCCGAAGAGGGTCCCCCGACCCGTCTCCGAAGCTGAGAACCCGTCCGTGAAGTCGAGCCTCCTCGTGGGCGACTGACTCGGAAGCGGGACCGTGGACCAGGAGACACGACCAGCGAGGTTCCATCGAGGGAGCTTTACGCCCACAGGGCGTGGGAACCTACTCGCTTGGGAAGCCGGTCAGCCTCTTCGACCACTCGGTTCCCGTCAAGGCTTGCTTGAACCGAGCCTCCACAAGCAGCCGACCATCAGGGGTACCCCATCCACCCGGAGGAGGTTGCTTCGCCAACTCTAACAAAGAGGGAGCGATGTACCCCTCCCAGAGTTCCCAGAACCAACCCGGAGCAAGTAGCTCCGGACCAACGAAGACCACAGGAGCAGGACCAGCCCGATCCGATCCCGGTCGAGCTACTACCCACCTAGTCCTCTTGAGAACCCCCCAGCCATCATCCACGAGGCTTGAGAAGGTAGGTCGTGATCTGTACCCGGATCCACCGATGGTCATTCCTGTCTCCTGACAAGGACCAACTATCGGATACCCATAGAAGGTATCCCTCTCGGTGATTCTCAGTACCTTCCTGCTCTCTGCAAAGAAGCTAGGTATCCTCCTAGCTTTCTTCTGCTTCTAGCAGTCTGATACCCCGTTCCTAGTACCCTGACCCGTATCCCGTCTACCCGTCAGTCTTGTACGTCTACTCAGTCTACGTCTACCTGTACGTCGTCTACTCAGTCGTCTAGGTCGTCTACTTGCTCTTCGTCTTCGTCTTGTAGGTCGTCTTCTTGTAGTACGTCTTGGAGTATCTCTTCTTCGTTCACTTCGTTCAGGAGTATCTCAGCAGGTATGTAGTAGGAGTAGTAGGGGTAGTAGTCTTGGAAGGATGAGGAGGTTATTCAGACGATCCATCTACCTACCTTCTTTCCCTTACTACTTCTAGTCCCTTACGGGTACTAGGGATCCCTCTGGCTCTTATCCTCTCCGGGGAGAGGGGAGACCATCCGTCAGGATCGGGAGGTCGGTATCTGGAAGGGGACTACTCGTTTCGAGCTTCCTCTAGGAGCCTCTTGCGTAGGCTACTTCATCACGGGTACTTGGAACCGGAGAGGGAGAGGTTCTCCTTCTCGGGGTTCGTTCGACGGCTCCCGCAGCATCGCTGCTCCGTAGACCTCTCGGTCTTGGATCCCGTAGATCCTCCCTGTCGGTCAGGAGGGTCACTTATCCCCGGTCCATTGTTACTTCCCCGGAGGGAAGGTTCTAGAGCCAGACCGGGAGGGAATCCACACACCCTCCTTGTGGGAGGGAGGAACGAACGGGGTGAGAGATACAGGAGGGATGGAAGACCGTCAAGAGAATTTCTCTGACGGGTCAGAGTAGACCTCTGGGGGAAGTAGGAACGAAAACGCTCCCCTGATCCAACCACTAGACGGGAAGGCATCGGGGAGCGACGGGGATGGCCCTTCTAGGCGTTCAGGAGGGTTAGGACGGGGAAACGGTCGTCTGGGAATCAGGACGGCTTATAGAGCCTCCTAGACGCCTTCCTGAGCATCGGTCGGAGTACGAAGCGAGAACCCCGACTCCCGGAGGGTCGTGAGGGCCTCGTAGTAGACGGCTCGGGCGTCCTCCGCGTCCTTGAGGGCAGAGTGTGCGCCGTTCAAGGAGATCCCCAAGTGACGCCGGAGCTTGTCGAGGGAGAGCCCCGGACCCGTCCCGGTGCCGTTCCACGCCGCGTAAGCGAGCGTGACCGTGTCGAGCCGGTGGTACGGGATGCGTACCTCAGAGCCGAGACGGGAGAACGCCGCCACGATGAACCCGCCGTCGAACCCGACGTTGTGGCCGCAGACGATGCTGCCGGAGGCGAGCCGACGGGCGATCTCCGGGGCGACCTCCGCGAACGTCGGAGCCCCCGCCCACGCCTCGGGCGTGTAGCCGTTGACTTGGAGCGCCTTCGGGTCGGCGTCCTCGATGCGCTCGGGGGCGATCTTCGTCGCCCAAGACTCGATGATAGTGCCGCCGCCGTCCGGCGAGACGGACTCGGTGACGATGGCGATCTCGATGATCTCGCCCTTGACGGGGTCAAGCCCCGTAGTTTCAACGTCAATCCACAGGCGGTTGGCAGGGCGGATCTTGTGAGGCTCGCTCATTGGGTGGTTCTCCTTTCAAGAGTTTGAGAGGCAAGTCCGGTCGGGTCGTCGCGGTCGGCGTCCGGGGCGGACGGTTTCTTCCGAGTCGGAGCGTACCGATGAAGATACCGACCGTGACGGCGACGACCACGAGGTAGAGCGCGATCACGACCCCGTTCTACCGTGCATCGGTGTTCCACGCATCGGAGAGCGGTCCACCCCGCTGGATCTCCGCCTTGTGGCTGTCCGTCACGGGCGTGCCGTGCCGAACGTGAACGAGGGGGATGCCCGCCTCCTCGGCGTACTTGAGCGCCCGCCCCCACAGGGCGTCGCTCGGCTGTCCCTGACACGCGGTCTGGGTGCCGGAAACAGCCCCGGCTCGCCGCCATGTGAGCACCCCGTCCGCCTTGCGGGCGCGGGCCTCGTAGATCCCAATCTCGTAGATTGGGAACGAGAGGGTGATCTTACCGCGCCGCACGTTGGCGCACTTGTTCCCGTGCCGTGCAATGCACACCACTTTCATGACTGACTGTCTCCCGTTCCTGTGGGTTTCTGAGCGTTCTGGTTCAGCCCGCGTCGTTTCCAGCGAGGCGGACGGCTTGGCGGACGGCGCGACGTTCGCG